GTGTTATCTACTATGGTGTTGGCACACCCTGACGGATTCCCCGTCGATTTCACCATAACCTCTTGTGCATCCAACACAGTCCACGAGTGCACAATACTCTCATACAGGTTCTCCAACCTCCGCTTATTCTCTGCGGTCTGATCCAACAACAACTTAAACCGCAAATCACACTGTCCCCACAACGCGTCAGCAAACAACGACGCATCATAGGCTGACTCATCCAACTCAAACGCATTTGGATGCACAGCCAGTCGGTGGTACAAAGCATCCCACCCTCGGTTAAACTTCGACGACCCCACGAAAGACCACGTCTTACCATGGGACCTATAAAACTTTTCATTCATGTCCCAACACAACCGATTCAACGCAATCGAGTGCTCTACAGGACTTGACATAAAAGTTCTCAAGCTATTTTCCGCCAGCTTTTCAGTTGCTCTCAACTCTCGCTTTACACTATTCAACCATAGGGCAGGCTTAGGCTCATCAGCCAACAATTCATTCCAATAATCAGCCAAAGGGTCAAGCATCTTCTCCTGCTTGATTTGATCCAACATATCCCCCTTAGTCTGAAATTTCAAGTTCCAGGGATAACCAGGCGAAGTTACTCTCTCTGTCTCTGCAATAGCTTCTTCCTGATTCAACACACGCGCCCCACTCATGTAGGGCCCAAAATGCACTTCAGTCCACTCAAGTGCTAGACTCCAAGCGAGTCTATTCAGCTTACTGGGTTGAGGTCGGTCATATTTCGCACATGACTTATAACCGGCCTCAATATTAGCATTACACATGTCATAGGCATACTCTACCTCAACATGCTGCTCCTCCATAAAGCGCTTGAAGAAAGGATCTTCAGCGCGCTTATCCTTATAAATCACCCCTCTCCTGATATTTCCCATCCAATCAGTATATCCTTGGGTGAAGTGTTTCTGGTACAATTTACTTGGGCCTGTTTGCGGTCGCCAAATCTCCCTATCTAGATATGGCCCATACCACAAGCAGGTCTCCTCAAGCGACCAAGGAGCCTGCTCTACTTGGTCACTGAGGAGTTTAAAGGATTCCCCAGCGCTTCCAAAAGCGCTTCATCAACAGGTTGAAACTGATTTAACGTGTTGCCGCCTCGAGTGTGGAACCCAACTACAACCACTGGCGTCTGCAACACATTACTTGCATCCTCCAATGCATACACACCACCCCCACAGTTTCCAT